CAAGAGCGTCTGCAAGCAGAGCATCTAAAGTCACTTTGCCATTCATTGTATAAGCGTCGATCGGATTGTTCGGTATCCAAGGATACCCAAAAATCGGCCGAAAATCAGCCACCCCCTGGGGGGGGGCGGTCAAAAGTCTGTGCGGATCGGTGGCAAGACCGGTTGTTTAGTCTCCTTTTCGCGCGTGCGATTTGGAGACAAAAAGTTGAGGGTCCGGAGATGGCGGGTCGCAAGCGCAAACCGGATGCGCTGAAGCAACTCGCCGGCACGGCGCAACCCTGCCGCATGAACCCTGACGCGCCGACGGCGAGCGAGGGTGAGCCCGATGCGCCGGAATGGCTGAGTGAGCGCGCGGCGGAGATCTTCGACCAACTCACCGCCATCATCGCCGGAATGGGGATCGCATCCCCTGACGATACGGCGATGTTGTCGATGCTGGCGTCCCGCCTCGAGGAGGTGGAAGTCTGCACCGCGGTGATCGAAGACCTGGGCCGCGTCTACACCTCGGAGACGAAGAGCGGGACCATGGTGCGCGGGCGGCCCGAGGTCGCCATGCGCAGCGAGGCGATGCGGCACGCGCAGTCGCTGCTCTCCGAGTTCGGGCTGTCGCCGGCGGCGCGCTCGAAGGTCTCGGCCGTCACACCGCCCGAGTCCAATCCGTTCAACGATCTCTGAGGCAGGCGCGGGTGCATGACGACGGGGTGCCCGCACGTCGCGGCTGCGCACGGCTATGCGCGCGATGTGGTCGCCGGCACGGTCCCGGCCTGCAAATGGATCGTGCTCACCTGTCGACGCCACCTCGACGATCTCGTCAAACAGTACGTTGATGGGTTCCCATACCGCTTCGACGAGCGGAAGGCCTCGAAGGTCTGCAAGTTCGTCCAGTTGATGCCCCACACCAAGGGGAAGTGGGCACGCAAGGCCGAGCGGCTGAAGCTTGAACCCTGGCAGTTGTTCAAGACGGCCGCTCTGTTCGGATGGGTGCGCAAGTCCGACGGCCTGCGCCGCTACCGCAAGGCGTTCTTCCTCATTCCGCGGAAGAACGCCAAGAGCACCTGGGCGGCCGGCGTCGGGCTCTACATGTTCGCTGCCGATGGCGAGCACGGTTCCGAGGTCTATTCCGGCGCCACGTCGGAGAAGCAGGCCTGGGAGGTGTTCCGTCCGGCCAAGCTGATGGCGCAAAAGACGCCGCAGCTCGTCTCCGCGTTCGGGATCTCGGTCAACGCCAAGAACCTGCACATCCTCGGCAACGGCTCGCGGTTCGAGCCGATGATCGGCACGCCGGGCGATGGCGCTTCGCCATCGTGTTCGATCCACGACGAGTACCACGAGCACGAGACAGACGTGCAGGTGGACACGATGGAAACCGGCATGGGCGCGCGCGAGCAGCCCTTGTTGGTCATCATCACCACCGCCGGCGACAACCTCGCCGGCCCCTGCTACGCGCTGCAGCTCGAAGCGCAGAAGGTGCTCGAAGGCGTCCTCGACGACCCCGAGCTGTTCTCGCTGATCTACACGGTCGATCCCGACGACGATTGGACGTCGGATCTGGCCCTGCGCAAGGCAAACCCGAACTTCGACGTTTCGGTCTCGGGCGAATACTTGCAGACCCGCCAGCGCGCGGCACGCAACAACGCCCGCAAGGCCGGCGTCTTCAAGACGAAGCACCTCAATGTGTGGGTGCAGTCGCGGGCGGCCTACTTCAACGTCCAGCGCTGGATGGAGAGCGCCCGGCCCGGGCTGAAGATCGAGGACTTCAAGGGCCAGCCCTGCCGGGTCGGCATGGACCTGGCATCCAAGGTCGATATCGCGGCTTTGGAGGTGATCTTCGAGCTATCTCGCTGCGATTGCCCGGCCGCTGCCGAGCTGCGCGAGGCCGGGTTCCAGTACGCACGCTTCGGGCTCTACTTCCTGCCCGAGGCCGCGATCGAGGCGGGCGAGGCCGAGCACTACCGCGGTTGGCGCGACGCGCCTGAGAAGTGGATCACTCAGACCGACGGCGAGATGATCGACTACTTCGCAATCCTCGACGCGATCGCGGGGGAGGAGGGCGAGGACGGCCAGCGTCACGGCGGCCTGCGCGGGGACTACCAGCTCGAAGAGGTGGCGTTCGATCCGGCACAGGCGACCATGCTGGTCACGGCGCTGACGAACGAAGGAATCCCCTGCATCGAGGTCCGGCCGCTGGTGCTGAATTTCAGCGAGCCGATGAAGCAGATGGACGGGTTGATCCGCTCCCGGGCAATCGCCCATGCGGCCGACCCCGTCTTCACCTGGATGCTGTCCAACGTCGTCGCCAAGGCCGACGCGAAGGACAACGTCTACCCGCGCAAAGAGCGCGCGGAGAACAAGATCGACGGCCCTGTGGCGCACATGATGGCGCTGGCCCGGCACATGTCGGGTGAGGAGCAGGGCGGCGGCAAAGGTTTCGTGGAGGTCTGATGGCCTGGTCCCTGTTCGGCCGGAGCCGCAAGGCCGGTGCCGCTCCCGTCGAAGCATCGACGTCGTTCGTATCCTCCGACGCCGAGGCCTGGGACCGGATGCTCCCCGGTGGCCTCGGCAGCTCCATCTCGCCGGCGACAGCGATGCGCCACTCGGCGGTCTACCGGTGCGTGTCGATCCTGGCCTTCGCCTCGGCGATGCTGCCGCTGAAGACGTACCGCGAACTGGACGACGGCGACCGCGAGAGCGACTCCAGACCGCCGGCGGCCGACCTGCTCCGCATCCGCCCGAACCCGCGGATCTCGCGCACCATGTGGATGCGCTCGACGATCGCGCAGATGCTCCTGGAGGGCAACGCGGTCTCATGGATCGAGCGGCGCGGGTCCGGCGAGCCGATCGCGCTGTGGCCGGTGCCGTTCCACCGGGTCCGGATCAGCCTCAACGGCGACCGGCTCCGCTACGGCCTCACGCTCGACGACGGCCGAGCCATCGTCTGCGATCAGGACGACGTGCTGCACGTCCCCGGCTCGGCCGAGTGGGACGGCATGAAGGCCAAGACGCCAATCCAGGCGATGGGGAGCGCGGTCGGGCTCGGCATCGAGGCGGATCGCTTCGCCCGCAAGTATTTCGAGAATGACGCCACGCCGGCCGGGTACATCTCGTATCCGGCAGCCTTCAAGAGCACATCCGACAACAAGGAAGAGCTGCGCGGTTACTGGAAGCGGACCTTCGGTGGCGAGGGGCGACATTCCGGCCCGGCCGTCCTCGACCAGGGCGGCGAATACAAGCCGATCCCGATCTCGGCGCAGGACGCGCAGCTGCTCGATACCCGCCGCTTCCAGATCGAGGACATCGCCCGGATCTTCGGCGTGCCGCGCTTCCTCCTCGGCATGGACGAGACGAGTTGGGGCTCGGGCATCGAGGCGCTCGGCATCGGCTTCGTGACCTACACCCTCGACCCGCACCTCTGTGCCATCGAGGACGAGGTCAACCACAAGCTCTACGGCCGCGGCCGTGGCGCCCGGCCGGGCCCGAACCCGGCCCGCTACCTCGCCGAGTTCGACCGGGACGTCCTGGTGCGCGGCAACATCGAGAGCCGGTTCAAGGCGTACCGCCTGGCCCTCGGCGGCTCGTCCGGCCCGGGCTGGATGACGCCCAACGAGGTGCGCCGCAAGCAGAACGACCGCGCAAGGCCCGAAGGCGACACGCTCGCCACTTGGACCGGGCCGGCAAAGCAGGGATCGGGCGACAGTGAAGAAAATCCTCCAACTGCTTGAGGCCAACCGCGATCGGGGCAGCTTCCGCATCAAGGCGGAAGAGGGCTCGGACGAGGCGACGATCTACGTCTACGGCGCGATCGGCGACTACTACGGCATCGACGCACAGACCTTCGTGCGCGAGCTGGCGGCGATCGAGGCCTCGACGATCCACCTCCGGATCAACAGCCCGGGCGGCGACGTGTTCGCGGCCCGCGCCATGAAGACGGCGCTCGAGCAGCACGCGGCAAAGGTGGTTGCGCATATCGACGGGCTCGCGGCCTCGGCCGCCTCCTTCCTGATGTTGGCGGCCGACGAGATCGAGATCTCGGAGGGCGCCTTCGTGATGATCCACCTTCCGTGGACCTTCGCCGTCGGCAGCGCCGACGATCTGCGGGCGTCGGCCGCGGTGCTCGACAAGGTCGGCGAAGCGATTGTCGGCGACTATGTGCGCCGCACCGGCAAGGGCGCGGACGAGGTCCTGGCCTGGATGAAGGCCGAGACGTGGTTCACCGCTGACGAGGCCGTCGCCGAAGGCTTCTGCGACCGCAAGGCCGGCGAGACCGCCGCGCCCGCGGACCCGGAGCAGGAAGAGCCTCCGCAGGAGCCGGCCGAGCCGGATCAGGAGGCGCCGCCGGCGAGCAACCTGTTCGACCTCTCGGCCTACCGCAACGCCCCGCGCGCGCTGAAACAGCGGGCGCGCACCCACTTCGACGCGCTCGCCGCCGATCGGCAGCGTGCCGAAGCGCGCCTCGCCCTGATCGAGCGCGCCGCCTGAAACGCCGGCGCGCCGGCTCCGCAGCATCCCGAGACACAGCCGCCCGAGGGCGGCATTTTTTTTGGAGAATAGGACGATGACGCAGTCCATTCAGGCCCTGCGCGAAGAGCGCGCCGCCAAGGCCCGCGAGGCCCGCAACATCCTGGAGAGCAAGACCGGCAAGGATTGGACCGAGGCGGTCAAGAACCAGGTCGACGGCATCTATGCCGAGATCGACCGGCTCGACGATCAGATCTCGCGTCACGATCGCATCCTCACGATCGAGGACAGCCTCGAGCAGCGCGCCGGCGGCGTCGCCGATCGCGACGGCCGCTCGGTGGACGAGAACACGGCGATCCTGGCCCGCGAGAAGGGCATCTTCAATGCCTGGGCCCGCAGCGGCTATGAGGGCCTCGACGACGCGCAGCGCGCCCATGTGAAGGCTCGCCGCGACGAGGCCCAGCGCATCTACGGCGCGCAGTCCGTCGGCACCGGCTCGGCCGGCGGCTTCCTCGCCCCGCGCGACTTCTCCGCCACCCTGATCGAGCGCATGGCCGCGTTCGGCGGGATGCGCGAGGTCGCGCAGGTGATCCAGACCGACTCGGGGAACGCGATCGACTATCCGACCGTGGACGAGACCGGCAACGAGGGCGAGATCGTCGGCGAGAGCATCGCGGCCAGCGCCGGCGACATCACCTTCGGTACCGTCGATATCGGTGCCTACAAGTACTCCTCGAAGGTGGTGGTGGTGCCGCTGGAGCTGCTGCAGGACAGCCGCATCGACATCGAGAGCTACGTCAACGTCGCCCTCGCCAACCGCCTCGCTCGCGTCA